CTCGTAAATATAAAAGTGCCGGTAGTTGCCGACCTTGTATGTTTTGTTGATTAGCTCGTTTTGTATCGCTCTGAGGTTTGCTTGGTCATATTCCTTAAACTCCAAGTATCCCCACGTCTTTCGCTTGCCGTTGCAGGTCTGCTTGTAAGCAGAGAGTATGTTGTCCCATTCGCAAATCTGCGAGTAGAGGTTTCGGTACTTCTTGCCCATAAAGAAACTGGCTCCGCTTTTCGATGTTTCACTACTCTGCGTTATGCCAGACCGCGCAATGTATTTCCCGAAGGGGGACAATAACGGCTGACCACAACTCTGGTTGTAATCGACTCAGCACCCCGTAAGTATGCTGAAGTGAATAACCTGTGTGTCGCCACAGACGCCACGCGACCCAATGTTGTTGTTCGAGTTAGACACTGAGTTGTTCCAATTCGAGCAACGTGATCCAGCATTTGCACCGTTGTTCCAATTGCCGCCGAATAGAGCCGCGTGGTTCACCCCTACTGCCCTTTCTTTGCTCTCATGTTGGCGATCCACTTATTGAGAATCCCTCCACACTCTGCAATCAACGACTGCGCCGTTTCTTGTTGGTGCTTGGTCATACCCTTCAGTTTTGCGTCAGCAAGAAAGCGAAGCCAAAAACGAAGGTTAGCAAGTCCAGAATCCGCCTCATATAGACGACTGATCTGATTAGACTTGCCTGCCTTCACAAATAAATCTACCTGCTTGAATAGAGCCTCAAGAAACATGTCTCTTGCAACGCCGTGCTTTCTTGGAAGATTTTGTGCGATTGGGTATAAGTAACTGATAACCCTTTCGTACTTTTCCACAATCAGCATTTGATCGTAGTTCCTAAAACCTTCCTGCACAGGCTCCATTCATTTTCCCAAGATGAGGCTATCGCCTCATCATTCAAGAATCAGGTGGTCACAGACGCCACGCGACCCAAAGTTGCCGTCCGAGGCAGACACCGAGTCGGTCCAAGACGAGCAACGTGATCCAGCAAAAGCACCGGCGGACCAAAGGCCGCCGAATCGAGCCGCGTTAGGAGCATTGTATTCCTCGCCTCGATCCTCAAGGTTGTCGTTCCAAGCCGCGCTTGCATATGGCCCCGCTCTATCGTCACCCCATACCCACATACAACCTGTTGACTGCATCACGCCCCACTTGGAGGTGTGATCTGCGTCAGCCGCCGCGATTGCTGTGCTAACTGGATCAGAGCCAACCGAAGTCTCTTCTTCTGTACCATAAGCCAACGCCATAAACTCGCGCTGAGTCGGTAGTCGCTTGCCGTGACTGACCATCAACTCACACGCCTCAAACCACTTGTAAGAGCCGTAAGTCGTTGATCCGTTGCCGCCAAACTTGCTAGGCACTTTTGGTGGTGATGATCCGTCAGCGATTGTGACGTTGTACTTGGACGTGCCGTTCGTGTGGTGATCCACGCCGGTGAGATAAATGTCTGACCAAAACGCATCAGCAACTAGAGTCATACCCCTTGGGTCTGGGCATGATGGCTTGAACTTCAAGTCCCAGAACGAATACTCATTGATCTGGGCAGTTGTGTCGCCGCCAGAAGTGCCTGAGGCATTACTGCCGGGCGCATAATGGAATCCGCCAACCTTGCGCGCATTCGCCGACGGTGGTGTTGTGTGGTTGCTTGACGCTTGCAGTGATCCGTCGGTCTCAGCCCAGATCGCATAATCTGTTCCGGCTGATAGTGAAGGCATATCAATCGTAGTGCCAGAGGCGATGGTCAACACCGTGCCGTTGACTTCGACATAGATCGCTGTCTGCGACTCAGCAGTGCCGTTTCCGGTTTTAGTCCACGCGACTTCAAGCGGATCGTCCTTGCGGAATAGGCCGTAAACCGTTGCAGTAATCGAAGCAAATGAGAGCGTACCCGATCCGTCAGTCGCCAAAACCTGATTCGCCGTTCCGTCTGCTGATGGAAATGCGTAGTTTTCAAAAGAAACCACACCTGCATCGGAAATCGAAAACCGAGTGGTTCCGTCATCGGTCTTGAGCGCGATTCCTGCTGAATCCACCGCCTGAATTACCGCAGAGCGAACTTCCCATTCGTCGTTGGTTTGATCGAAAAACGCCAGAGTGATCCACGCATCGTCATCACCATTGCGCATCTTCAACAAATTCGCAGTGCTGTCATACCAGAATTGATATGCATAAGTGGATGATGGTTCAGTTGCACCCGCGCTGTTCGATGCCAGTGCTTGCAATCCACTGTTCAGATCAGATCGGAACGATGGAAAACCCTGGTTCGCAATTTCGAAATCATGTTGACTCACGTTTCAATTCTCCCGTAGCCCTTCGCCACATAGTCAAATGTTCGGTCAACGGCAGAACCGCCGCTGTTCTTGAACGTTATTGTAAACCCACTTGCGCTCTTACTGGTAATTTCATAGAAATCGCCAGTGGCCAAATCGGTCGCCGAAATGCCGATCGCCGGTGTGATCTTGAATGCCGGTGTAAATGTCACGACCCTCGCACCCGCTCCGGATGATATATCAGACTCGGAAACGACGCGATCCGGCATATCGACCGAAACAGACAATTCAGAAACAACCGGTGATGCCTGCGTGTCAGTCGTGGTCATGCGAACGCGGAACTCAAATGCCCGCGCCGAATAGTCGCCAACCACAAATGTTTTCCAATCAGACCACGACGGGGCTCCGCCAGGATCATCGTCTGTGAAACGAACTTGCAGTTCGGCATCGGTATCATCAAACGCATTCACGTCACCATCGAATAGACCATCACGCGAATCGAATAAGCCGGTCGCTTCGTCGAACGTGTTGACGTAATCGATCCGCGAGACCGTCATTGATGCAGTCAAACGTGATGTGAACTTGCTGCCAAGGTCAACTGAGTTTGCGAAATAATAGAAACCCTCTAGATCAACCGCGCCGCCACCGCCATCGAATAGACCGCCAGCATCATCAAAATCGCCGGTCTTCGAATCGAAATTGATCGATGTATCCAGAATCAATGCATCGTCTTCGCGCACTACAACGTCATCTTTGACGCCATCAAAGTCTGGGTCTTCGGTCACGGTCTCCACATTGTTCAATGCTTCGACGCCAGCGACGTTTGTGGTCACGGTCACCGTTGCAGGATTCAATGATGCGAGTCCCAGCTTATCGATCGCTTTGATGAAGTATGTGCCGGTGCGTGCTGGCACGATCGCCGTGTTGCCTGGACGCGGCACACGCTCAACCAAATTGATCGAGTTCTGATAGGTCGGTGATCCGTTTGCCGAAGCGTACCGAATCCGATAGTGCGAAAGATCAAGATCACCAACGGGCGTCCACGAAAGCACCAATGCTCCGCCAACGACGTTTGCAGTAAATCCGGTCACGTCCTCTGGAGGCGCAGTCTTGCCGATGATCTGATGCGATCCAGTGGTGAATGTCGAACGTGCGCCAAATGAATTGATCGAGCGTGCGCGTACTTCGTAGAACACGCCATCTTCCACGTTGATCAGTTCGAATCGATTACCGGTCGCTTGTCCCAAGTTGATGTATTCAGCATCACCCTGACGACGCGCCTGCACTTCGAAGCCAGTGGTAAACGTGTCGGTCTGTGTCACGTCCACGATCAGCACTGAGATCGCTTCCTGATTTCGTGTGCGAAGCTCATCTGTGATCGAGATACCAGGCGCACGAATATCAAACGCATTTGGCAGCGTGGTGTTGTTAAACGTGAACTCTTTTTCGTCACGTGAACTCTTTTTCGTCTACGGATTCATTCCACGCATAGATCGCCGATGACGTTTCTTTCAGAACCATATCGACGCCCATTTCCTGACCGTCAAATGCAAAGGTCCACGAAAGCACTTCAAATACTTTTTGATCCCAGCCAAAGCGTTCGTTTGTCACCATCACGGTGTCGCCGACTTCGTACTGGAACGCAGTCATCTTGCACGGCAGTGTGATTGTGATTTGCTCACGCGCCCGATACAGAACTTGCTTCGCCAGACGCTGCGCTGATGCCACCGAAGTGGTGTATGGCAGCGTCAGGTCCACATACTTCCGATCGCCGCCATCCTCAAATTCAAAGGTCGATGATGTGACTTCAGGAAAGTCGGTCGGCTGCCAGTTGTTCTCTGGCGCGACAAAAATGCCTTTGACTGCGTTGAACTGGTCCGCACCGGATTGACGGGTCTGGATCGTGATCGAACCGCGCAGATCGTCATTGGTGATCGTCTCAGTGGGCGTCACGTATGCGCCGACTTTGATGTGCCACTTGCCGTTCGAATAGAAGATCGATCCGCCACATGAAGTGAGCAGATCGTTCAAAATCTCGCGTGGTGACTTTGATGTATCTACCACGCCGTTGATCGTGTACCGCTTTTCAGTGCCACCTTCGGCAAGTGTCACGTCTTCGTCGCAGATATTGGCCGCCGCGATAAATGAATCGTCATCGATCTCAGCGTCTGTCGCACCCAATCCATAGGTTGAATTGCTGATGTAGTCACGGATGCAAAGTGCAGCGTTATTTGAATACGCCGTGGTGTCTGTGCGTGGATCAAATATCTTCTTT